CCCCATGCCGTGATCATCATTATCAGGCAAGAACCAAAGTTGAAGAGCGCAATGGCAAGCGGTGTCATGGGCAGATGATGTCTTGCGCGTCCCGCATGGCCATGCGCTTGAAGCGGGGCAGATCGCCAACGTCCATGCGATAGACGATCAGCCAAGTACCTTTGATATTCTTGCGATAGAGCATTCGGCCATTCAACAGATCGGCTATGTCGTTGATGCGGTCGAATTGGCTGGCGCTCAAAAAGCAATGGGCTTCGCCAAGGGTATACTTATCGAATTGCTCGCCTACACCTTGCGGCGGGGCGATACCATGCAAGGCGGCATGAACCCGGCGCTGGCGCTTTTCATCAAACTTAGTGTTGCCTTTCAGGATGGTGGAAATAACGCCAGGGCTTTGCCCCATGGCCGCCGCGGCATGGGCTTGGCTTCCGCCAAACCGTTCCAGCAGATCGGCCAGCGGCGCGGGAACATTCTTTTGCTTGCGGGTTTTGCCGCCCATGGTTTGGATGTCTACGGTTCGCTTGTCCTTGCCATTCCAGGGCACAAAGGGCGGCCCTTCGGGCTGGGGTAGCTCTATGACAGGCGGCTTTGCCGCCGCCAGCACGGATTGCCCCATGTGCGCTCTGGCGCGCGCTTCCCAGCCGGGCGGCATGGGCTCGCGGCCATTGATCACGCCATAAAACCGCCCATCCGATGTCCCGAGTGTCTTGACCGCCTTGGCTTTGCTTCCGACGAAATGAACCAATTCGGCCAGGATGGGCGGGGTTGTTTCCGGCAATGGCGCGGATGCCCCGGATGGTTTAGGCGGTGTCTTGCCTTCAAGAACGGCAATGACTTTTGCCTTTGTCGCTTCGGTATAAGGATCGGCCCCTTTGCGCATCTTGCCGATAGAGCCAACCGGAATGCCGGCAGCTTTTTCGGCATCGCCAACTTTGCCGCCGAATTTCTTTAGCAGATCGTGTAACTCGGGCGGATCGATAACCCATTTGCTTGGGTCTTTTGCCGCCGGTTTTTGAATGTCCATAGTCAGCCCCTTTCCTTTTCTTTCTCACGTTTCGCTTTTTCCCGCTCGCGCTCTCGCTCGCGATCTTTTCTTAAAATTGCCTCTTGTTCGGCTTTGGTAATCAATGTTGGTTGCGGCTGACGTACCGTTGTCCCATCTTCGCGCACGTATTTTATTTCAATCCCGAGCGCTTCAAGGACAAAGCGCGTAGACAGTGATTGTGGCCGCCTTACGTCGCCATTAAGCCAGTTGTAAATCGTGCTATGCGAAACGCCACTCTCATAGGATAGTTTAGCGATCTGGCCATGATGCAAATTTCCGTAGCGCTGCATTTCCGTGCGGATTACATCGATAACGGGGTCTTTGTCGATAAAACGATAATCGTTATTGGCCATCGTCCCTGCCTTTCTGCTTTGAGTATGTGTTTTGAACGTACGTCCCCTGTACGCGAAGTACACACCTTGAACCATAGGCTTAGTACAAGTCTAGGACTAACTAGGCCCCGCCTTGGCTCGCGCGCCACAACGAATAGCTTTGTGGCGGCCCTTCGGTCCCGAATAATCCATCATGGTTAGAACGGATTAAGCGCGAACTTAACAAATGTTGCACTGTCTTGTTCGGGACTAGGCGATTGGAGAGGCTAAGGCGGTAGCTGCAATGAGCATTCGAAGGCGGGCTATTGGTGTATTCGGCAATGATGACGCCGCCGCGCGCCAACTCTTTCAAAATTTCGCGCTGATGGATCGTGGGCACTAGCTAGGCCCCGGAATAAAACTCATCATCTTCGCGTCCATCGCCATTGGCCAACTCTTCGCGGATTTTGTCCCGCAATTCGGTTTGCTCATGCCAGCCGCAACGCGGGCAATGCTTCCACATCACTATCCCGTCACGGCTTTCATTGGTGCTCTTCCATTCTCGCAACGGCCCTTTGCAGTTTGGGCATTCAACCATCGTTGTCATTAGAAAGGGATTTCATCATCTTCCATGGGATCGGTTGCCGGCGTTGGCGTGGCGCTAGGCGCATCTGTGGCGACAACCGGCACATAGTCCGAAATGACATTCTTATCCGGGTAGACGCCGGTTTTATCTTTCTGAATTCCAAGCTGGCATTTGCCGGTTTTGCCGACCATATGTTCCGCCAGCATTTCGCCTTTGTCATATTGGGGAAGCATCCCGGTTGCTTTGGCGAAGTGGCGAAGCTTGTAAGCGGTATTTTCGGTATCAACGAGATAATCAAAAATCGTGCGCTCTTTGCCTTCGTTGTTAAACAGCTTTACGCGCAATTCGATCATGTCATTGCCTTTGGAACTTATCCGCTCTTTGGCTTCCAACACTTCGAAGGGATAGATGGAGCGCGGCCAAAGACGGAAGGCGGCGGCTTGCTGATCGGCGGCATAGTCATTGATCGGGGTAAACCTCATGGCGCAACTTCCTCTTGGTTCATCATCTTTTTCAGATAGCCGATGCAGGCATGGATATTTTGCTGGCTCATTTCCGCCCAGCTTTCGGCATTGGCTTTCGCGAGCCATTTGTCGGTTTGTCCTTCCGGCAATTTCACAATTTCGAGTAGTTGGGTGATTTCGGCGATCTCTTCGGCGGTTGCCAGGACAAGGGGAACCGTTTCCTTTTCGATCACGTCTTTGCCATAGCGAGCGGCGAATTCTTGGTAAGACCAATCGAAGCGCTCGCCTTCGGGAAAGCCTATCAAGCGCGATTTGCCGATGTTGGCAAAGCGCTTGGCATTGTCGCCCGCGCCGATCTTCGAAATTCTGAGTGCTAGGTGCAGATCATATTCAAGCTTTTCGTAGGCATCGAAAGTTTTGCCGATAGCTTCGCGCTGGCCGCCAGCCCCTTGCCCCCAAAGTTCTTTTTCATGGGCAATAATAATTGCTGTCATATCGGCGCGTTGAAGCCAGCGAAGTAGCCGATTCATTTGCCGGATCGGCGCTTTCTTCGATGCCCCGAAAGCATCGCGCTCGCCTAAGCGCGTTTGTTCATCGCTGATCGCGGTGTTGAAAACTTTGGATATGCTATCGATGATGATTGTTTTGTACGGATGCTTTTCCGTGGCCAGGGCTTCAACTTGGCCGATCAGCGTATCAAAATCCAAACTACCTTGAGCGGGACCAAAATAGACGCCGCCCGCGGCGCGAAGCTTTGCGCGGTAATGCGTGAGATCGGCCCCGCCTTCGGTATCGATGTAAAACGGTAGCTGGAAATCCAGGCTAACCCATGTCTTGCCCACACCGGGCGGTCCATAGATCAAAACTTTCGGCTTATGGGGTTCAACATTTTCCGGTGTCACACCTAGCAGCTTGGTTCGGCGCTTGGGTGCTGGCTTGGTTTCCGCGGGCTTGGCTGGCACGCTCATTGTTTTGTGTCCTTGTAAATATCAACACCGATGCGGAGGCAGATGCGCCATAAAAGGGCCATGTCAACAGGATCAAGAGTTAGTGCGCACAAATTGACACGGGCCGCATTCGCCAAGTGTGCATCGCCTTGCTTTACGTAAAAATCAATAAGGGCGGCGAATGCCTTGCTCATGCGATCCGCATAAACTTTGTTTTCTTTGTTAAACTGTTTTTCTTCTGCTCTATCGGCTTTAGTTTGTGCTTGCGCCATGGCGCACCCCCTTATGTTCGCCAAGGGCGGCTATCCGCCCGAGCAATTCGGCCAGATCGCGGGCATCGAAAAAGCCGCGCTTGGTGATCACAACCGCCCATAGTGGGTCTTTATGGTTGGGCTCGCCAATCGAATGAACCGCGATCACGCTTTCATTCAACAGCGGTATCAGGGCTTCGATTACATCATTCATTCGGTTCGCCAGACGCGCGGGTTGCCGTCTACATCGTGATCATGTTCAAACTTCTTTGGCTTCCATCGCTCGCTGGCGCGCTTGGCCGCGGCACGGGCTTTGCTAATCGTTTCCAGCTTGACGCTATCGCCAACTTGCATTTGCGGCCAAGGCGACTTGGAAAATGTTCCTTCCGGCGCGCGTCGAACGCCGCTTTCGATTTTTACCTCTGGGTTCATTGGTTGTTGTGCTCCCGTTCAACTAAGGCTTTTTCGCAATCGGCGCGCCGCCATCGCTGGATACGTGGCCCGATGCGTACGGGCGGGGCCAAGATACCCAAGCGTACCCAACGCCGAATTGTCGTTTTGTGGATAGGGTGATCATCGCCGCCAAAAAAGCGGCCAACTTCTTCTATAGATAGCATTTCAGCCCCTACGCGCCCGCTTGCGCCGCTTTGCGCGGATCGGGGACCATTTGCATTTGCCGGGGTTGATCTAACCATTCCCGCGCTCATATGGTGCGGGCGGCAAAGTACAAGAACCGTACTTCGCGAACAACAAGGAACTTAACAAAAATAAGCCGGCTCGCTAAAAAGCGGGCCGGCTTATTAAATCCCCACGGAACTTCTAAGCGAACTTCTTTAGGTATTCTTCGATCTGTTTCCGCTGAGCTTTCGAAGCTTTGTTATAGATCATAAAGATGTCGCCAGCATCGAAGGGATTTGTTCCGATCA